TATTAGGTGCAAGTCCCTGTCAGGAAAATATTAATTATTATCTCAGCCATTGTGATAGATTTAATTGGGTAAAGATTCCAGTTTATTTTGTAAACAACTTTGAAACTGGTCAGCAAAGAAATATATCAGCCTATGATTTAATTGATACTACCCCTAGACTAAAATTAAAGAAGTTTGTATGTTATAACAGAAATGTTAAACCTCATAGATTGTATATAACAACAGAAATTATTAACAGGGGCCTATTGGATAAAGGATTTGTTTCTAATTTCTTTACGTTTCCCGATGATGAGTTTATGTTTTATTGTCTACATGAAGACTTTCCAAATAAATTTCAAAATATTATAGATACATTTAATAACAACAAAGAAATGTTTCCACTTAGTTTGGGAATAACTGGTAAACGTGATATTGACGGTTCAGATAGATTACATAAATTAGTACCTGATGATTTTGATCATTTTAATGAAACATATTTTGCTATTGTAGCAGAATCAAAATTCTCACACGATGATTATACTAATCCAAATACATTTAATCAATTAAGTTTAGATGCATTTTTCTTTACAGAAAAATTATATAAATTTATTGCAGGTAAAAAACCTTTTATATTGGCTGGGTTTACGGGCAGTTTAAAAAACTTAAGAAGTTTTGGATATAAGACCTTTCACCCATATATAGATGAAACCTATGATACCATTGATAATGATGAAGATCGGGTAGAGGCTATATGTAACGAAATTGAAAGGTTATGTAAGTTATCTGACACAGAAATACTAGAATGGCAACGCAATGTGGAGCCTATCATCCTACATAATTATCAACATTTTTGTAATACAGGCCAGCAAATACTATACTATTTGCCCAAAAGTTAAAAAAAAGTTGACAATAAATGTGTTTGGGTCTATAATAGACACTATGAACATTTCATTCAACACATTTAAATTATCATGCGAAGAGCGTGGGTACACCGAACGAATCTTTGAGGATCGCGGTGTACTAGTATTATATTCGCACAACGGCGTAAAGTGTGAGATTAAAAAGAATCATTACACTATTGGTTGGCTAGCAAAACCAGAAGATGTTGCCTCAATGCGCCAACGTTTCATTGAAGCTGGTTATAATGAAAAGATCGGCAAGCGCAGTCAAAATCGCAAAGATAGTAAAGACTTTATTAATGTGCATTTTGATGGTGAGGTTCTTGAAACATTTTGGGAACTTATTGGCATCATTGAATCCATTGAAACCATTGTACGTAAGGTTCGTGGTCAAGCAATTAAGCCAATTGCACGTGAAGTAAGCGAACGTAATATCTTTGAAAAGATTGCCAAACGTTTCAAATACTTTATCGATAATGAAGATGGATTTGGTTTAGAGAATACCCGTGCATTACTTGAAGGTGATAGTATTGACCATTTAATTACTATCGGTGAAAGTGTTAATCGCACAAAAGAAAATACATACCGTGAACATATTGTCCCTTGTATATTGATTTATAATCAAGCAGTAACTATGACTATGGAAAAACGTAGCGTTACTGAAATTGCACAAATGATTAAAAATAATCTTGCAATAGTTTTGATTACAAACGAGGAAGCCGAGTTATTAGACAATGAATTAGACATGCAAACGAGTATGCCCGAAGATTGGAAATTCGGAGACGATGTTTTTGCTAGACTTGCTCTTGCCCAAATTAAACTTAAATGACTTGACTTATATGCAGTTTTAACGTATAATAGTAGCATAAATACACTACGGAGTTCTCTTGAAATACGCACTTATAGACACAGCAAACACATTCTTCCGTGCCCGTCACGTTGCAAGTCGCAATGCTGACACGTGGGAAAAGATTGGTATGGCATTGCACTTGACACTTAGTAGTGTTAATCAAGCAGTAAAGCGTTTTGGTATCGATCACGTAGTGTTCTGTCTTGAGGGCCGTAGTTGGCGTAAGGAATACTACAAGCCTTACAAGGCTAATCGTAAACTTGACGAAACAGCAATGACTGATGCTGAGATCGAGGAAAACAAAATGTTTTGGGAAACGTATGAAATGTTTACTACGTTTCTTAAAGAGAAAACCAACGTAAGCGTACTACGTAACCCTAACGCTGAGGCAGATGACATTATCGCACGTTTTATTGCACTACACCCAAATGACACGCATTATATTATTAGTAGCGATACTGACTATGTTCAACTCATTAGCGAAAACGTCCATCAGTACAACGGAGTATCAGGACAACTTATCAAACTCGACGGATACTTTGATGAAAAGAATCGATTAATTGTTGATAAGAAAACTAAGGAAACTAAAACACTTGGTGATCCTCAATTTCTGCTATTCGAAAAGTGTATGCGTGGTGACGCAACCGACAATGTATTCAGTGCATACCCCGGTGTGCGCACTAAGGGTAGCAAGAACAAGGTAGGATTGATTGAGGCTTATGCTGATAGAACAAAGCAAGGCTTTAATTGGAACAATATGATGTTGCAACGCTGGGTAGATCACGATGGTATTGAACATCGTGTACGTGATGACTATGAACGCAATCGTGTATTGATTGATTTGACTGCACAGCCCGATGAAATTAAGACTGCGGTTGACAATTCAATTCGTGAAGGTGTTCGTACAACAGCAACACAAAGCGTTGGATTGCACTTTATGAAATTTTGTGCAAAGTATGAATTGCAAAAAATCAGTGACCAAAGTGATTCATACAGCAAATGGTTAAATAGCCCTTATAAGAGTGCTTGATGAATAATTGTTTTTTAGCAATTGACAATGTATATGATGATCCTTATGCGGTAAGGCAACATGCACTTACCTGCGAATATCTACCAGACAATACATCAAAGTCACACCCTAACGGAAAAGGTCCGTTTCCGGGTAAGATGAGTAAGGATTTTTATTACAAGTCTAGTATTGATATCAAAGTCAGTAAATTGCTAGGAAAGAATGCTATTCAATTACGCAATTTAGATAGTGGTAAATTTAGAATTAGCAAGTTGAATGATATTTCAGACAATGTTGTACATGTGGATTCGGTTACCTCTGATGTTTATGCAGGTGTGATCTACTTGAATATTCCTGCGCAATGTGATAACATACAAGGTACTATTCTATACAAACACAAGGCTGGATATAGAAGTCCCAACAAAGAACAGTTAGCAGAAATTATAGTATCAAAACAAGATAAAGATTTATCATATTGGACTCCTGAATTGGTATCATACATTACATGGAATAGATTGGTATTATATCCTGCAAATTATTTTCATGGTATTGGTCCAACGTTTGGTGACACGGATGACACAGCTAGGTTAGTACAAGTATTCTTTTGGGAAGTAAAATGACAGTTACAGTAACAAAATCCAGTGTTCGTAAAATAAAACAAGGTGATCCTAACTTTGTAATCCATGATGGATTAGTACAGACGGGCCGTGCAGGATTTGAAATTAGTACAGATTGTCCATACAATCATTTACAAATACTTCAGACTTGTATTGAACGTGGTTGGCTTAAACCTGTAGCGTATGTTAAAGACAAAGAATTATTTTGGGAAGAGTTTGAAAAATGAACGAACGAATTTATAAACTTGCTAGAGAAGCTGATAAGTTAGCCAGAATTGAAATTCCAGACCTTAGAGAAATTGTATTATATGATCGAATACGTGATGAAAAGTTCGCCGAGTTGATTGTGAAGGAATGTATCAGTCGAATTGAAGGATGTGCAGTTGAAACAAGCCCTGATGATTTTGTAAAAGGATACAACAAAGGTGTTAGCAAAGTATCCAGTCAGGTTAAACAGTATTTCGGAGTTGAAGAATGAGCGGTGGACACTTTCAATATAAACAATGGGAAATCGGCAATATCGCTGATGAAGTTGAGCAATTGATTATCGACAACGATAGCGAAGAAGTAAACGAATATGGCGACCGTCGAGGTTATCACTTTACACCAGAGACTATCGCAGAATTTAAAAAAGGACTTCTAATCCTGCGCCAAGCCCACATTTATACTCAACGTATTGATTGGCTGGTAAGCGGTGATGACGCTGAGGATTCATTTCATCGGCGCCTTAAACATGATTTGGAGAAACTGGGATAAAACAACATTTCGGAGTTGAAGAATGACCAAAGATATTACACTTACCGGATTAACTGCAAAGCAAGTAATTTTGCTAAATGAAATGTGGTCTAAAGACACACAAGAAGAGTTTGATGAATGGAAAGAAACATTGACGTTATCTAATCTTAAACAAGTTATATTGTTAAGTGAATTAGTCAATTTAGAAATTCTTGACCAACAAGTAACAGATTATTCAATGGCTAAAAAACTAATTGAGGAACTTAAATGGAAAAAGTAGAAAGTAAACTGTTGTGTAAAGATTGTAAACACAGCATGGTGTCCTTAGGTGATAAGATAGCAAGCACATTATTTTTTGCTACTTTACCCAGGTCTAGTTACAAATGCAAACTATCATATAAAGAAAACGTAATTGAGTATGATCCTGTAATAGGCCCTAAAAAGGTAGAGGCTCATTACGAATCATGTGGTGTCTACAGGATACGTGAAAGTGACTGCGGTCCTAATGGTAATCACTGGACACCTAAACACAAAAAAGATTTATTTTTAGCAATCACAAGGGGAGTAGTGAATGAGTGAACTAATCGCAAAGCCAGTGGTAAAGAATCAGTTTTGGATTGTTACTGATGGTGAAAAGAAGGTTGGCAATGTAACTGCTAACCATCAAGGTTATGGGGTACAACTCAACGGTACTTTTATTCAGTTTGATAACACCGAACAGATTAAAAAGTCTACCAAAATTAGATTTGAACCCTTGAAGTCTAACAATACTAAGGCAGAAATGCCCTATCCAGAATATCCCACAACTGCTAAGGTATATAACTCAGTTTTT